TTTATTGGAAAAATATGGTGTTGATAGTTTATACAAATTAAACGAATTTCAAATTAAAAACAAACAAACTTTTTTATCAAAATATGGGGTCGAACATCCAATGTATGTTCCTGAATTTGTTGATAAACTCAAAAATACTGTTCGTAATAGACATTTAAAAAAACTAATTCCAAAATTAGAGAAGAACAATATAAAATTGTTGGATGATTATTCAATTAATAAGAGTGGTAATACTTCTTTATCATATTCATTTCAGTGTTTAGATTGTAATAGTATTTTTACTAGTACAATATTAGGTTCAGGTAAAATACCTATTTGTAGAAAATGTTTTCCTATTGTTAAAAACTCTAAATTAGAATTAATTATTAAAGACTTTTTAGATGAGAATGGTATAAAACACATCGATAATAAAAGGAATTTAGATAGTGGTGGTGAGATTGATATTTTTATCCCTGACTTTAATTTAGGTATTGAGGTAAATGGAAATTATTTTCACAGCGAAATAATGGGTGAAAAAAATAAAAATTATCATCTAATGAAAACAATTGAATCTGAAAAACAAGGTATAAAATTAATACAGATTTTTGAAGATGAATTAATCCTAAAAAAAGAAATAACATTATCAAGATTATCAAATCTATTGAATTTAAATGATAGAATATACGCTCGTTTGTGTGAAATAAAAGAAGTTGATAAAAAAACTTCTTCCGAATTTTTGGATAAAAATCATATACAAGGTATGTCGATTGATAAATATAGATTCGGTTTGTTCTACAAAAATGAATTGGTTAGTTTAATCACATTTGGAAATAAAAGGAAATTTATTAGTAAAAAAGAAAACTTGAATAGTGAGTATGAATTAATAAGATTTTGTAATAAAATAAACACAAACGTAATTGGGGGTTTCTCTAAGTTACTTAATCATTTTATAAAATCACAAAATCCAACAAAAATAATTACGTATTCTGATGTTAGATGGTCTGGTATTAACCCCGAAAAAATGGTTTATTCAAAAATAGGTTTTAATAAGGTCGATATAACACCACCTAATTATTGGTATGTTGATAAGAAAAAGTATATTAACAGATATCATAGATATACATTCAGGAAAAATGTTTTAATTAAAGAAGGTTACTCAAAAGAAAAAACTGAATGGGAGATAATGCAAGAAAAAAATTATGATAGAATTTGGGACTGTGGTTCAATAAAATTTGAAATGGTTTTATAATAAAAAACCCCTCACTAATGGAGGGGTTTTATTTTTTAATCTTGTTCGATTATATGTTCTCAAAAGAAGCTCCTGTTGGAGTTATATAGAAAGTTATATCAATAAATTCTAAACTTCTTGTTGGTTTTATATATATCTTACCTGTCAATTGATTTCTATCTAAGTCAGCAGTATCAGATGAAACTGTTACACGGAAGTCGTATAAACCTCTATCTCTTCTGATAGCATCTAAGATTGGATTAACAGCATCTAAGAAATCTTGTCTTACTTTAGCATCGTTTTGTTCGAACAATAATCTAACAGAAACTGCTGATATCAATTTACGTGCTTGTAGTAACAATCTTCTTACGTTTATTCTATCAAGAGCAGATTCTCTAACTTGAAGAGTTTTATTACCCCAAATTACAGTTCCTACATCTGAGAAAGTTGCGATAGGGTTAATTCTTCCTTTGTAAAGAATATCTCTGTCTTCTTGAGTTAACTTCTTACGTGCTTTGATTGCGTTTACAATACCACGAGTATAACCTGCTGCTGCAAACCAAGGGAATGCAATGTTATCAGTTAATGCTAAGTTTTTTGTTACCTCAGCTGTTGGTGGTAAGTAGATTTGTGTATTATTAACTGAATCTCTTGTTAATACCCAAGGATAGTATGTTGCTGTATAGTTAGAATCGATACCTGTTTCATCCAAATTATCAACCGCTTCTTGTGGATATATAAAGTCTAACATATCACTTGCTGATGGTACATACATATTATAGTCAGGAGTTGTACAGATATAAATTGAATCCGCTCTGTCGTTTTCAATCATTTCAATACCCGCTTCAACAATATCTGAGTTGTTAACATAATCAACACCAGGTGTTACAAAAACATTGATGTTAACCGCTTCAGGATTTTCAAATGTTTTCTGACCCAATAAATATGCGTAATAGTCAGTATTTGCAAAATCTGTTGTATTGTCACCAACTGTGATTTGTTTAAATGCACCCCAACCTGTTGCTGTTGGATATTTAATGGAAGGACATGCTCCTCCTAAATAACCATTTCTACCTAATTTGAATCTATCTTGGTTTGTTCTAAATTCTCTATATATATCCCAACCGTCAAAACCTCCATAACATAAAAATGAGAATTTACGTGCAAACAATCTATAATATGGATTTTCAGGGTTATCAGGGTCTGAAGTAAATGGTGCTGAACCTACATAAAATTCAGGAGTACCACTTGTAACAAATACATCAGGTATTGTTATTGATGCCGCATTTATATCCATATGGAATCCTCTTGTTCTATATGCCCAATCATCACCAGTAACATCATTACAAATATTAAGTGGTAATTGTTTACCTTTATATTGATAAAAATCAATATCCACCCCTATTGTATCTGAAATACCAAGATAAGTTCTTCTAACATTATCACCAGCACTTCTAGTTACATCATCTAAACCTGTTGACGCTCCAAATGGTGGATTGTAAACAACTTCACCAGGAAAATCATATTTTGTTTTATATATTGGGAATGGTGGTTTAACACCTGAATACTCTCTAAATGTGTATCCTAAGAATCCACAAGGTAAAGCTTCAATAGGTGCGTCTTCATTTATTTCAACCATTATAAATTTAGAATTTAATTGGAATAAACCATCAACAGTACCAATTTTTTTACCAATAAAATTATTGTCTTGTGGGTCCATTGTACAATTTGTGTATTTTTCTAATACAACAGGAGCAGCATCAGTATCAAAGAAATCTCTAACCAACAAATCAAATGTACCATTATTAAATGAAATATTAATAATTGATATTTTAACTTGTATATTAGCAGCATCACCATCTGAAATTGTCATAAATCTGAATAAGTTGTAAACTTTATTACCTCTTAACTCAGAAACAACCCAAGGAGACATTGCTGATTGATATTTTTCCAAATAGAATGCTATTGAAGTTGGGTCAGCACCTTGTCTTGCGTTTGGTAATGCTGTTAATGAACAACCTAAACCTCTGATGAATCCTTTTCTCCAACCATAATTTAATAAAGTTTGGAAAGTCTCTTCAACAAATAAAGGAACAGTTCTTCTAGGTTTTGCAAAATTTGATTGACCAAATACTTTTGATAGGTATTTAACATCTCCATTAGAAAATGATGTTTCAAAGAATAATGTTTCACCATTAATTGTTGTAACATTTAATCCAAATGTTGAATATGGATTTTTGGTTACACCTGAATATTGTCCAGTACAAACCATTTGAACATCATCTCCTGTAAAATTACCATAAACATTTGTAGCACCTGATACTTCATATATAGGACCACTTTCTGTTGATGAGTATTGTGAAACACCTCTTGAACGTAAAGTAGCAATTACCAAATCATCATAATCTTTAAATGCTTCACCTTTATAGTAATATATTTTTCCTGTTATAACACCAGTATAACAAACCACAGGCTTTGCTGTTGTTGTTGTAGTTGTTGTTGGAATTATAGGATTACAAGGGTCTGTAGTTGTTGTTGTAGTTGTTGGTTCGGGACCTGTTGTTGTTGTAACAATTATAGGTGTTAAGTTATTAACGATTGTGAAAAATGAATAACCTGAATATTGTGCATTTCCTGTGTTATCAAACAAAGCATAATACCAAGGGTCATTTTGTGATGCTGCAAAATCTATTAAAGATTCATCAACATTATTAACCCCAAAGAAGTTAGTTTCTGCAGTGTAACCCATAGAAACAATACTTGTATAATCATCACCTGATATTGCACCGTAATAATATACATTCTCAGATTCTCCAACATAATAAGGAGTGTTATCGTCTGTAATGATATT